GGCACTACGTAATTTACGTAGAGATCATGCGGAGCGACGAATCCATTCGGACGCGCCGCTGGAGCCTTTTAAGACTCCCCCGTCAACCACAATGGTTGACACTTTACACCCTCCGTCGTGGGTTAAACGACGGATTTCTTCGAGGGCTGGAAATTTATTCCAGGGATCGAAGACAGGTGAGCGTTCCGCCACATTCGTCAAGCGTGCAATATTGCACGAAGCGAGCTGGTGGACCGCCTGTTTTTGGTCATCGAAGCAGAGCCGGTCTTCCTTTATTAAGAAAGGAACGGCCCGTCAGGTTGTCATCCAATTTTTGGATGCTCACCTGACCTGCTCGATTCTCTCAGGGGACAACCTGGACATGTCGCGTAATTCGCAACACATCCAGCTCACTCAATTAGTTGAGTGGGTCAGCAAAATATGCTGGCAGATTGTCTCCGACGTCTCGGGATTCATGGAACGAGCGAAAGAGTTCGCCCATGCGTGCCGAGAGCACTGGATCGTTAAGTCTAATGACAAACGATCCCTCCGTTATCTCCGAACCTTTTGGCCCGGTTGGATACGGTGTCGCTCTCGGTTTGATCCCAAGGGGTGGCAAAGATCCCTGCTTCAGAGATCTTTCCTCGGACGAGCTCTCCCTAGGCCTCCTGCGTATATTACGCAACAGGCCAAAGGAGACATGGTTCAAAGGGTCACATCAAATGTTGATGTGCGTCCCCTAGATCCACTCGTGTTGGGGAGGATTCTTGGAAGAAAGAAGCCGGTGCAAACGCACCGGATTCCTCTGCAATCCTCGGGGTCCTGTAATCAGGCCAAGCGTTCCCAGGGTGGACGTCGTGCATATTATGCATCGATATCCCCCTACCGCGGGTTTCTCAATAATGAGAGTGCTTCAGTGAAGCGCCCCGGTCCGGAAGCCATGCTGGATCGTCTCACAGCTGCTAACTTTTACAGAAGAGTAAAAGATGCAGCTGAGGAGCAATCCAAAGCATGGAATCCGGGGATGTCTTCGTCTGCGAAGAGGACTGTTCTCTTCAACCGTACACATGTGTTCGATGAAATGCACCAGATGTCTGATGTATCATCGCCTGTTGCGGTTGCGGAACGTGGGTGGAAGACCCGCATTGTATCGCGCTCATGCGCGCTACGTGTGGCGGCCTCCGACGGATATCGTCGGTCACTGCGGCGCATATTAATGCGCCGTGTGGCCTTTCGACTCCCTCAATTAGGAGAGCTGGATCTTCTACCTGTTCAGTTCAGGAGAACACCCTCTGTTCGAGTTTTCTCGGCCGACCTTTCGTCGGCAACCGACTTATTGAGTCGGGAGTTACTCGAGCAGATTGCCCTGTACCTCGGTATCGACCCCATTCTTGTGACTGGGGGAAGGATTTACTTCAACGGAAAATCCGTTTCGATGACTCGAGGTACCCTCATGGGGATTCCACTCAGCTTCCCTTTCTTGAATCTCATACATTTATATGTATGCGACAAGATTGGGGCGG